AACAGCTGTAAGAGCTGACTTTAAAATAGGTTTAAAGTTCGCTTCATGGCTTGGTTTACAAAACGAAGGATTGATGAAACATTATGGTTTTGATGGTTCAGATCACTTCAGATATGCGAGGATTTTTTAATGAGTTTTGTATTTGATATAGCAGCAGGACAACAAGCATCCGCACTTGGTAAATACAATCAAGCTGTAATGAATCGTAATGCTAAAGTAAAAGAACAAGAAGCTCAAGCTATTAAACAACAAACAGAATTTGATATTGCAAAATTTGATAAATCATATCAACAGTTAGTAGGACAAACAAAAGTAGCCGCAGCAGTATCAGGTGCAGAAAGATCAGGAAGTGTATTAAATGTTTTAAGATATAATGCTGAACAAGCAGAAACAGAAAAAGATGTTATAACTTATAACTCTCAAGTTGCACAATCACAAAAAATGGAAGAAGCTAACTTTGCTAGAATACGAGGTAACATTGTTAGACAACAATCAAGAATTGCTGAACTAGGTTACTATGCTAAAGCTGGTGAAAGTTTACTGAGAATAGGTGAAGCTAAAGGAATGTTTTAATGAAGATACCTACATTTACATCAAGAGCTAGATTAACTGGAGAAGCAGCTAGTGTAACTTCTAATATACAAATTGATCCTAGACAAAATATAGCAGCAGCTTTAAGACCAATAGGAAAAGCAGCTGAAGATTATTATATAAAAGAAAAAGCTATTGAAACAAAAGTAAAAGCTGGTGAATTAAATGCAGACGCAACTGTAGAAATATTTAATGCTGCAGAACAAGCTGAATTAAAATCTACTCCTCAAGATGGTGTAGATTATTTTAATGAAAAATTTAAAACCATTAAACAAAAATATATAGCACAAGCATCTAATAAAAATGTTGCTAATACTTTTGATATGATTTTATCTCAAAATAAAAATGTATATGTTAATAATATTTTAAAAAAAACAAGAGACAATTTAGTTACAACTCGAGTAGGACAAGTAGAACAAAAAGTTGCATCTGATATATTAAATGCTGTATCTTCTGGTAATAAATTGCAATTTGATATTTTATCTAAATCTGCACTTACTGACTATAAAGGATTGGTAACAGATGGTATTATTGGTGAATCCAATTACAATGAATACAGAAAGAATTTTCCAGCTCTTGTTGAAACTACAATGGCAAAACAAGCAGCACTTAAAAATGCTTTTGGAGTTTTATCCTCTTTAGATGACAATAAAAATTATCCAAATATTCAAGGAGAAGCTAGAAAAAAATTAAGATCAGAGTTAAGAGAGATAGCAGTTTTTCAAAATAAAGCCGTAGAATTTGCAACTAATAAAAAATTATTAAAATCAAAAAGAATGGTTGCAGACGCATTTAAAGGTGCAAATAATGGTTACATTGGAATAGACCCATCTCAACTTGTTAATTATTCTACAGGTAATCAAGAATATGATAATCAGATTAACAATTTGAATAATAAATTTTTAGATAAAAAAATTAGTTTAGACACAGATTATTTAGTTAATGATAAAATTATAAAAAAAATATTAAACAATGAAATTAAAAATTCATTTCAAACCTTTATGTTACCTGGAGAAACTGAAGCTAAAAGTATTACTGAAAGAATAGGTGATGGACAAATTAATTTAGATAATGATAATTTTTTTAGTAATGTTATAGAAGGACAAACTGATATTAAACTTAATAAATCTCATAAACAATTTTTTGAATTTATAGATAAGGTAGTTCCTTTAATTGAAGGTTCAGCAAGTTCTAAATATTTTGATGAGAACTATAATAATAGATTAAGTTTATTTAGACAAGATATGTTTACTAAATTTAGTAAAGGTTTAAATGATAATATACCAGTAACTAAATTATTAGATTCATTATCAGATAATTATATTGGTAAAGACCTTTTAGACTACACTCCTACTCAATCATCTGTAAGAAATGCTCTTTTAGATTATGCTGCAAAGCAAGAATTTACACCTAAAGAAAATGAGCCAAAAAAATTAAAAGGTGAATCACACGCAAACTGGTTAACAAGATGGAGAGAATGGAACAAATCAAATTAGAAGTAGAAGCTGCAAAACAAGCTGGGTTTTCTAATGAAGAAATTAAATCTTCTTATAGCGATGAAATAAACGCAGCAAAACAAAATGGTTTTAGCGATGATCAGATCAATGCCACTTATGGATTAAGAAAACCTGATCCAAAAATTGTACAAGAATATGTTTCTAAAATAACTAAAGATTATTTATCAGAGGAAATAGTTAGTCCTGAAGATGAAATGTTATATCAATCAAGAATAAAACAAGCGAGTGAACCTTCTTTAAAAGAAAAACTTGTTGGACCAAAATTTGATGGAGATTATATTTCAGAACAAATACTAGGTACTAACTTATGGAATATAAGTAAGAGAGCAATAAAAGGAGAAGGAACTCCTGAAGCATTAAAAATGCCAAGACCTGAAGATTATACTTGGACAGAAGAATTTTTAGCTACACTAGGAACACTAGCTCTTGATTCTCCTCTCTATGCTTTAAGTGCTGTACCTGGTGCTATTGGTGGATCTGCTGTTGCTCCTGGTGCTGGTACAGTTGTTGGAGGAGCTTTTACAGCTGCAGCAATACCTACAACAACAAGAGAAACTTTATTAAAAGTTCTTGAAAATCAAGATGAAGGAAAACCATCTGATGTTATACAAATTTTATTAGAAGAAACTTTAAAATCAGGAGCTAAAGAAGGTTTAAAATTTTCAGCATCTATGGCTTTACCTCTTTTAAGAGCTTTCCCTGGTGCTGCACCTTTAGCTTCAAATTACTTTACAAGAACAGCTGCACAAATTACAGGTTATCAAGGAACAGGCTTACTACTAGGTGAAGAGATGCCAGACATGAGAGAGTTTTCTCTAACCTCTGCTTTGTTTGCAGTTTTTAATTTAAGATTACCTAGAAAAAAAGCAGAAGTAAAATCTAAAAAAATATTTATAGATTATGGAAAAAAACCTACTGATGTTGCATTAGACTCTTCAAAGAGCAGAACTTTAAGAGAAGATTTACTTTCTACTAATATGAAAATTATTAGAGACTATGAAAAAAAAGATATTATTGAAGTACCTGCAAAAGATATTATACCACCAAGTAAAAAAACAAAACCAGCTTTTGAAGATCCTATTGCAAATAAAGCTGCAGAAAATATTTCTTTTGAAGGAAGGAAAATACCAATTACAAAAGAACAAATTATACAATCTGTAAAACAAGCAGCTAAAACTTCAAAAAGAAAATTTATTATTAAAGCTATAGATAAAAAATATCCTGTATTAGAGGCTCTTCAAGAAGCTAAAATTAATACTAAAACAGGATTAGAAAAATTAAATGAGTATGAATTATTAAGATTACAAGAAGGTATGCAAGGAAGATCAGCACACTTTATTGAATTTGGAACTCTTGATTTTAAAACATTATCTGAAAATGGACCTTCTCTTACTTCTATTGTTGCACCCTTTGTCAAAGAAAGTAAAAATGAAACAGCTTTATTTAGTACATATTTAACCAACAGACACGCAGTAACTCTTGCTAAAAGAGGTAAAGATACACCTGTTGATATTCCTAATGCAGAAATATTTTTAAAAAAATATGCAAACAAAAAAGTTAAAGATCCAGATACAGGTTATCCAAGTAATAAGCCTGTTAAATTTATTACTTATGAACAAGCTGCTAAAAAAGTAGATATATATCAAGATGCTGTTTTAAAATATGCTGCTGATGGTGGACTTATAACTAAAGAATCCTATAACGCATACAAAGAAATTAATAAAAACTATATGCCAATGGCAGCAGAATTGCCTAGACCAGGAGAATCTGGATTTATTAAAGGAGCAAGTAATCCATTTAAAAAATTAAAAGGTCAAAAAAAATATAAAGTTATAGACCCATTGGAAAGTATTCTTAAAAATACAGATTATATTATTAGAATGACAGAACTTAATAAAACTAAAAATGATTTTATGAATATAGTTTTAGAAGCTAAAAAAAAAGATCCTTTAGCTTTTGATTGGATTCAAAAGAAAAAAGGTGATTTAAAACCAATTACAGTTCAAAGAAAAGAATTAGAAAAATTTTTTGATAAAGAAACTCTTGATCAAGTTTCAAACAAAGGTGTTGAGGAATTAGCTATATTTAGACAAGAAGTAGTTTATCCAGATGCTAACTCTATTTCTTATCGAAACACAAAAACTGGTAAATATGAAATATATACAGTAGGTGAAGATTTAGCAACTGCTTTTAGAGTTATGGATAATCAAAGTATGGGTTTTGTAGCAAAATGGCTAACAGCACCAACTCGAACATTAAGAACAGGTGCAATCGTTACTCCTAATTTTGCCATACCAAACTTTATAAAAGATGCAATGAACGCAACTTTTTTATCTAAAGTAGGCTGGATTCCCATTTTAGATTCATTTAAAGGAATATTTCATGTTATTTATAGAGATCCTAAAAAAGCAACAGAAGCATACAAAAGATTTATAAAAGGTGGTGGAGCATTTTCTACATTAAGATCAGTAGACAGAACTGTGTTTGATAAAGATGCTCATACTTTATTAAACAAAGGTGTTATGTCCAATGAATATAGCATCGGATTAAAAGAACCATTAGCATGGTTTAAATATTTTACAGATATTTCAGAATTATCAACTAGAGTTATGATGAATGAAAAAGTTTATCAGAAAGCAAAAAAACAAGGTTTATCAGAAAGAGATGCTTTACAAAGAGCAGGTTTTGAAAGTAAAGATTTACTTGATTATACAAGACAAGGAACAGTAGCTGGAGTAATTAATAAAGGAGTTCCATTTTTTACAGCAAGAATAAATGGTGCTGTAAAGGCTTATGAAGCACAAAGAGATAGACCTAAAAAATTTTATTCTATGGTTGGAATTGCTGTAGTCTTACCAACTTTTGGATTTTATATTTCTAATTTAGATAAAGATGGAGAACTAGATAAAGATTATAAAGAGTTACCAGATTATGTTAAAAATAATAAATACTATTTTAAAGTGAATGGTAAGGGAAGATTTTTTCCAAAAGGATTTGAGGTTGGAACTTTTTTCTCTAACCTTACTGAAAAAGTTTTAGATTATATAAGAACAAATGAAAAACAGGAATTTATGAGTTATGTAAAAGATTTTTCAAAAGAACACGCAAAAGGATATATTCCTATTCCAACATTTATGAGACCACATTTAGAAAATTTAGCAGACTATAGTATTTTTAGAGAAGCTCCAATACTTCCACCTGATGCTCCTAAAGATATGCTTAATTCTTATTACTCAACAGTATATACCAATCCAACAATAAAAGAATTAGCTAATGGTTTAACCACTATTGTAGGTCCAAATAATTATTTTAGTAATCCCATTTATTTAGAAAATATATATGATTCTTATTTTGGTGGTGTTGGCAAAATGGTTAAAGATTCTATTAATAAGATAGCTATAACAAGTGGGGTTATTGATGATCCTATTAGACCAACAGACTCAATATCTAAAATACCAGGTGTTAGAGTTTTTCAAGCTAAAGATGTTTATGGATATTCTCAATCCGTATCTAAATTTTATAAAAAAACAGAAAAATTAAAAACACAATTAAATACATTGGATTATTTAAAAAGAACAGGTAATATGGAGGGGTATCAAGAAGTAAGAGAAAAAGCAGATTTTGATATAGAAGCAGTATTAGACATCACTAAAGGAATGAGCGATGTATCAAAAGATATAAAGGTAATATATAATGCTAGAAATAAAGATGATGGTACACTTTTTACTTCTGATGAAAAAAAAGACCTTATAGATGATTTAATGAGAGTTAGAATTGGTTTAGCTCAAAAAGGATTACAGATTATGAAAGAACTTGAACAAAACAAGGAATAGTATATAGGAATATAATATGACAGTATCATCAACAACAGTAAAAAATTCATATTCAGGCAATGGTAGTAATGACACTTTTGTTTATGGTTTTAAGATCTTTGCCAATACAGATATACAAGTTATTATAAGATCATCCACAGGAACAGAGACAACCAAAAGTTTAACAACTCATTATACAGTAACAGGTGTAGGTAGTGCT